GATAAATACTATACTATGAAACTAATGGAAATGTTCGATCCGCCGATAGCAGGTTATCAAGATGTAAATCAAGATAACAGCAAACCGGAATGGAAACAATCAAGAAAAACTAAACTTACGTTAAAGCAAATACGTAAATTGCGTAAGATGATGGATGTTCGCAACTATGAAAAGAAGCAACATCTGAAGAAAGTCCATATACAATATGGACCAAAACCGGAGGCGGACGGAGCCCCGGCAGTGTGATTTAGTATATCTCAAGTAAAAACGCAAAAAATGAGCACTTATTGTGCTCTTTTTTATGATACCCACTAAATAATTATTACAAAGCCATTCTATTCAGGAGACAAACAATGGATAACAAAAAATTTGAAAAACTTATTGATTTGATTATCAATGAGAACGAAGAACAAGCACGTGAATTATTTCACGATATCGTGGTAGAGAAATCACGTGAAATCTATGAGTCTATTATGGACGACGAGATGATGGGCGAAGGCGGCATGGTTGGTCAAGTCGGTGATTTGATGGATGAAATCAATGCTGAAGAAGCCGGCGGTATGACAGAAGCTGACGAAGAAATGGAATTCGATGCTGATGACGGTGAAGGCGATGACGAAATAATTGACATTGACGCAGATGACGTTGGTGATGATGAAGCCGGCGAAGTTGAAGATGCAGTTATTCGTATTGAAGATAAGCTAGACCAATTAATGGCCGAATTTGAAGAAATCATGGGCGGCGATAACATGGGCGATGACGACATGGGCGATGACGACATGGGTGACGAAGAAGATTTTGGCGGTGACGAAGAAATGATGGAAGCCGAAGAAATCGATGAAGAAGATGATGATTTAGAAGAATCAGTTATGGAAGCTATTCAACTAAAACAAATTGGTGGACAAACATACAATTCATACGGTAAGATGGGTGACAACGGTGCTCAAACAAAGAGCCCAAGCCTACAAAACAGCGGTCAAGCTGGTATGGATTCTAAGCCAGTCAAATTCAGTGGTCAATCAGAATCTGTTCCTAACAGCCCTAAAGCTCCTAGCAACTACGGTTCTAAGGGCGAGACACAAGTTAAAGGCGCAGGACAGTTCAAGAATGCTCCTGCACAAAAGACACAAGATTTAGAAAAGGCTCCAGTCCCAACTAAGTCTCAAGCTTCTGGCGTAAACACAAAGAGTCCAGTCTCTGAGTCACGCAAGATAGTTAAGAAACGTATCTAAGGAATCTGAGAGCAATGGCTTTGTATCTCAAAGAGCATTTGACATTTGACCGAGCCGGTATGGTGGTTGAATCGTCAGATGACGGCAACGGAAAATCCCTATATATGAAAGGGATTTTCATTCAGGGTGGGGTAAAAAACGCCAACGAGCGTGTTTACCCCGTTTCTGAAATCGAATCAGCCGTTAATACTCTCAACGAACAAATCACAGGTGGCTACTCAGTTTTAGGTGAAGTAGATCACCCAGACGATTTAAAGATTAACTTAGACCGTGTATCACATATGATTACATCTATGTGGATGGACGGAGCTAACGGCTTCGGTAAATTAAAGATTCTACCAACTCCAATGGGTCAGTTAGTAACTACCATGTTGCAGAGTGGTGTTAAACTTGGCGTGTCTAGTAGAGGTAGCGGAAACGTTAACGATATGGACGGCCGTGTCAGTGACTTTGAAATAGTCACTGTGGATATTGTCGCTCAACCGAGCGCACCCAATGCATATCCCAAAGCGATTTATGAAGGCATGATGAATATGCGTCATGGTCATAAATTGTTGAATATTGCAAAGGATGCTCAAGGTGACAAAAAAGTACAGAGATATCTTGCTGAGGAAGTAAAACGCCTTATCAAGGATCTCAAAATCAAATAAAGGGGAATAAGCATGTTTGATGCTATCAAACCATTACTTGAAAGCGGTCTAATCAATGAGGAAGTGGGCAAAGAATTAAACGAAGCCTGGGAATCCAAATTGTCTGAAGCCCGTGAACAAGTACGTGCAGAATTACGTGAAGATTTTGCACGCCGTTACGAACACGACAGAAGTGTGATGGTTGAAGCCCTAGATAAGATGATGACAGAAAGCTTGCAGACTGAAATTGAAGAATTTCAATCTGAAAGACAAGCTATGAATGAAGACCGCGTTCGTGCAAATCAAAAACTACGTGAAAGCGCAGTTAAGTTCAATGATTTCATGGTTACTAAACTAGCCGAAGAAATTAAAGAATTACGCAATGATCGCAAAGCAATGAAAGAAAGCCAAGCTAAACTAGAACAATTCGTTGTTCATGCTCTTGCCCGTGAAATTAAAGAATTCACGCAGGACAAGCAAGCAGTTGTTGAAGCTAAGGTTAAACTAGTTGCCGAAGGTCGTTCACACCTTGAAGCATTGAAGCAACGTTTTGTTGCCGAATCTGCTAAGAGACTGAACACAGTAGTCACATCACATCTTAAGGGTGAATTATCTCAGCTTAAGGAAGACATTCAGATTGCAAAAGAAAATAATTTCGGTCGCAAACTGTTTGAAGCATTCGCCGGCGAATTCTCTGTTACTCATCTAAATGAGAAAGCAGAAACTCGCAAGCTAGTGTCACAACTACAAGAAAAAGATCAAAAGTTAGCAGAGGCAGCGCAAGCTATGTCTAATGCTAAGAAGTTGGTCGAAAGTAAAGAACGTGAAGTTCGCATTATCAAAGAATCTAATCAACGTGAAAAATTGATGGGTGACTTGCTTAGTACTCTTAATGAAGAAAAAGCAACGACAATGCAAAACTTGCTAGAAAGCGTCCAGACACCAAAATTGAAGGTCGCATTCGATAAGTATCTACCAGCAGTTCTAAACTCCGGTGGCACAACAAAGCCTGCATCAAAGCAAGCATTGGCTGAGTCCAGAGTTGTTACAGAAGTAACTGGTGATAAATCTGCCAAGAAACAAGAAATTGATATGAGTCAACGTGACAACGTTATTGATATCAAACGTCTGGCAGGGCTATAAATTAACGACATCTATAGGAGAATATTAATATGTCAAAAGTTCTATTAGAAAGCCGTTGGGGCGAAACCAAAGAGGCCCTGTTAGAAGGCTTAAAGGGCACACGCCGCTCAACAATGGGTGTTATCTTAGAAAACACCAAAAAACAGTTACTAGCTGAATCTTCAGCCGGTACTACAACTGCAGGTAACATTGCAACTCTTAACCGCGTTATTCTACCGGTTATCCGTCGTGTTATGCCAACTGTTATTGCTAACGAACTAGTCGGCGTTCAGCCAATGACTGGTCCAGTTGGTCAGATACACACATTGCGTGTACGTTATGCTCAGTCATTGACTGACAACTCAGCAGCCGCTACTAGCGTTGTTGCTGGTGAAGAAGCATTGAGCCCATTCAAAATTGCTCAGGCCTATTCACGTTCACCTCAAAATGCAACATCATCAAATTACTACACAGGTAATGATACTGCGGCATTAGAAGGTAACGGCGGTAAGCAGATCAGCGTACAAATCTTACGTCAGGCTGTTGAAGCCAAATCACGTAAGTTGCAAGCACGTTGGACATTTGAAGCAGCTCAGGATGCTCAGTCACAGCATGGTATCGACATCGAAGCAGAAATCATGGCAGCACTTGCCCAAGAAATTACTGCTGAAATCGATCAAGAAATCTTGTTGTCATTGCGTACTCTTGCTTCAACTGAGTTCACATACAACCAAGCAACAGTATCAGGTACTGCAACATACGTTGGTGACGAACATGCTGCCTTAGCAGTTCTAATCAACCGCGTAGCAAACTTGATTGCACAGCGCACACGTCGCGGTGCAGGTAACTGGGCAGTTGTATCACCAGCATCATTGACTGTTCTACAGTCAGCAACAACTTCAGCATTCGCAAGAACTACTGAAGGCACTTTCGAAGCACCAACTAACACTAAGTTTGTTGGTACATTGAACGGTGCAATGCGCGTATTCGTTGACTCATATGCACCAGATACCCAGCCAGTATTGGTTGGTTATAAAGGTTCAAGTGAGACTGACGCAGCCGCATTCTACTGCCCATACATTCCATTGATGAGCAGTGGCGTTGTATTGGATCCATCAACATTCGAACCAGTCGTGTCATTTATGACTCGTTATGGTTACATCGAATTAACTAACACTGCGTCATCGTTCGGTAACGCAGCTGATTACGTTGGTGAGATTGCTGTACAGAACTTAACATTCCAATAATCAAATCTTCTTTCGGGATGGGAAGAACAATCAGGGGACTTCGGTCCCCTTTTTGTCGGGCATAAATAAATTATGATTGAAATCCTATATACCCTCATAGTCACACACATCACAATATTGTGTGTCACACTTTATCTCCACAGAAGTCAAGCACATAAATCAGTAGAGTTTCATCCTGCTGTCTCACATTTCATGCGATTCTGGTTATGGTTAACTACAGGAATGGTTACAAGACAGTGGGTAGCAATACATCGCAAACATCATAGATACAGTGATTTTGAAGGAGATCCACATACACCACATGTGTATGGTATATACAATGTAGTATTCAAAGGTGCATTACTATATCATATTGCAAGTAAAGATAAAGAAATGATTAAACAATATGGTGTTGGCACTCCTGATGATTGGGTGGAACAGAATGTATACAGTAAACATTCTCGTCTAGGAATAGTTTTGTTATTATTGATAAATTTACTTTTATTTTCATGGTGGGGACTGTTGGTGTGGGGCGTACAGATGATATGGATTCCGTTCTGGGCCGCCGGAATCATCAATGGCATAGGACATTATTGGGGATATCGTAATGGTGAAACTAAAGATCACAGTAGAAACATTAGTCCTTGGGGCATTATTATTGGTGGAGAGGAGTTGCACAACAATCACCACCTCAGTCCTGCAAGTGCCAAACTCAGTCGTAGATGGTTTGAGATAGATATAGGTTGGGTTTATACAGTTATATTAAGTAAACTGCATTTAGCCAAGATCAAGCAATCTTAAA